AAAGAAACTATATCTAAACAAAAACAAGATATAATGGATAAAAACCTTAAAATCATTGAAGATGATGTTTTTAGACTATCAGAAGAACTTGAAGTTCAATATCAAGAATCAGAAAAACAATTGGAGGAACAAGTAGCTCTAGGCAATATGATTCCAGATAGAATGGAGTTAGAACTATCTAATTTAAGGGAAAATATTGACAAACAGGTTACTCAGACGCGAGAACAGGCTATGATAGACGCTGGTAATGCTGCGCAAATACCTGGAGTAGAGATGAAAACAATGGCTCATCTTATTCAGGAAGGAGCAGTTGAATCTGTTCCAATTTCTCTCACGAAAGTGAAACAGTGCGTGATTATCGGTGATACCTATATTTATTCCAGGATTCTACCAACAAGTAGTTATCCTATTGTCCCAATTTGTAATTTACATACAAGAACACCTTATCCTATCTCTGATGTTCGTATGGTTAAAGGATTACAAGACTATATCAATAAAACCAGGTCTTTAATTATTGCTCACGCAACTACATCTACAAATATGAAGGTATTAGTTCCTTCTGGTAGTGTAGATATGGCGGAGTTTGAAGAAAAGTGGGCACAACCTGGAGTTGGTATAGAGGTTGACTTTGATATGGGGCAGCCTGTTGTCGCATCTCCAGCTCCTCTTCCGAATGAGCTCTACAATAACGAGCAGACCGCTAAAAACGACATAGACCATCAGTTAGGGCTATACGAGATGATGATGGGAAATTCCCAAGCTGCCCCACAAACTTATAAAGCAACTATATCGCTTGATGAATTTGGTCAAAGAAAGATTAGATCTAAATTAGCTGATATAGAAGGAGCTTTACAAAGAGTAGGTAAAGTAGCTATACAATTAATGCAAGAATTATATCAAGAAGAAAAAGTATTTAGAGTTGTTCAAGCAAATAACTCATTAAGTGAATATGCAATTAATAAAAAACTATGGGACGATAAAACTAATGAAATAAAGATTTTTAATGATATTACGGTAGGCAAATATGATGTAGTGTATGTATCAGGTTCAACACTTCCAAGTAATAGATACGCGGAACTTGAATTTTATATGGATGCTTATTCTAAAGGTCTTATCGATAAAGCAGAAGTGCTTAAGAAAACAGAAGTTTTCGATATGGAGGGTGTCCTTCAAAGAACAGATACTATCAACCAGCTTACGCAACAAGTTGAAGGTCTCACTAAGCAGCTTAAAAAATTAGGCGGCGACATGCAGACCATGGAACGAGAAAATGTTCACCTTAAGCAGAAGGTTGAAGTTGAGAAGTTTAAAACTGAACTCGACACAACAAGTCAAAAGGCTAAATTAGCTGGAACACTTTTTGAAAAGAGATTAGATGATAACTTATCAATGTTAAGAAAAGACGCCCAAGATGCAGCAAAAAAACCCGACGCACCTTCTTCCGCATCTAAGAAGCCGTCAAAAAGTAAGAGGAAATAGAAATGGACGCTAATCAAGAGAACGCGGCTCAAGAACAACCTGCTATTCCAGCAATGGAACAGGAAGCTATTGATACCCGTGTAGAACGAGATGACCAGGACTTTAGATTTGAACAGGATTTAGGATTACCTATTCCACAAGAGGGACAAGTGTCAGCACCACCAGTTGGTCAGAATACAGTCGAAGGGCAACCAGCACAACCTGCTGCACCTGCTCAAGATTTTTCCCAAAATGAAGTAGCCCCTAATCAAGAAAATGACCAAGTCCGCTATGAATACTGGCAGTCGCAAGCTGCCCAAATGAAGAATCAACTGGATGCCGTTAAAGAATATATGCCTATGGTAGATTATTTAAGAACGAATCCCGAGGCCGTGCAAAACATTACGCCAGGTGGGCAACCACCAGCGGAAGGTAAAGCACCAACAAGTCAGGAGCCAGAGGAGTTTCCTCCTCCACCTGAAAAGCCTGAGCAACCTCGTGGATTTTCTAGAGAAGAGGCAATGGGAGATCCTTCATCTGAAAGCGCAATTTATTTAGATACTGTTGAAAAGTGGAGAGATGATATGCAAACATATAATCAACTTGCTTCTCAATACGAAATAGCTAAAATGCGTGAGAACTATGATGAAAAAGTTAGTGCATTAGAAAAACAAGAGCAAGTACGAAACGCTAAAGCTGCTGAGGCAGAAGAAATGGGTCGTATTAGGTCTTTTGTAGGAAATAAATATGATCTGGGGGATAAATTAGATGATTTCATTAATACAATGAATGATCCTAAATCCATAAATATGGACGATTTGGTAGGCTATTATCAATATAAAAATGGTTTAGGTCAACCACAAGCTCCACCTGTGCAACAACCGCCAAGACAGCCAAGTAATAACTTTAGGCAGACTCAAAGAGCCCAAAGTGTTCCAAGGCCTATGGGGGTTCAGCCAGCTCAGAATCCACAAACTTCCGCTAATGGTGATAATGATTTCATGAGTTCTCTAATAAAAGACGACAATAACAAATCATTTCTCTAAGGAGGGAATAAAACATGTCAGACTATAGTAATGGTCAATTGATTTCTTCAACTCCTAGTAACGCCTTTAGCATTGGAAGCAATGCTCCAGGTGTTGATAATATAAGAAGAACGTTTGGTATTGGTGACAAAGTTGCGGAATTAGCTCCAGAGACATCAATTTTCTTCTCATACTTATCTAAACTAGGTAAGAAATCAACTGACGAAACAGTATGGAGACCATTGGAATACCGTAACCAATGGCAAAGACGTAATTTCACGGCAGAACAATATAAAGTAACAGGTGGTGCAGACCTCGCAGCAGACGCTATTACAGGGCTTGCTGATGGTGGTGCAGGCGCTTCTGCTGCTACTCACGTTGTTATTCACTGCGATTACGATAAATACGGTAAAACACAGATAAGTGGTGGCGATCTAGATGTTGCAAGTGATGCATTTACTGGATTCGCACCTATTTTCTTGACTAAAAACCAAGTACTTAGAATTGGTGGCATAGCTTATAAACTTATGGCTGACCCTAATTACTATAAGTATAATGGTACAGATGATGCAGTTGCATCAACTAAAGCTAAAGCAGGTACTGAAAAAGGTTTTGCTATTCTTACTATAGCAAATCTTGAAAAAATCGAAGATACGGCAGCAGGTTCTCCTGGTAACGTAGCGATTACAGCAGCTGAAGCAGCTTGGAATAAAAAAGGTCAAGTAATGGGATCACAATGGGGTGAGGCGACTGGCGCTCCTGACGGCTTCAGAGATGAACTATCAAGTGTAGAATTTTATACACAGATATTCAAAACTGCAGTTCCTTTAATGTCAGGTTCAATGCAGGCTACTAGATACAGAGGTTATGCTAATGAGTGGAAACGTATTTATACGGAACACTTAAAAGCACATAAAATGGATCTAGAAAATGCATTCTTATTTGGTCATGGTGCTTATCATTCAGCAGATGAACGTTTTTCATGGGGTATTGAGCCATTTATTAGAAATAAAGGTGGTAAAAAATACGAATTGAAATACGGTAATACTGCTGGTAGTGGCGCAGGTTATGATGTAAATGCCGCTTTCACGTACGATGGTATGGTAGATGTAATGGATAACTTTATGAACTATGAATCTGGAAATAGTGGTCAAAAACTATGTCTAACTTCTAGAAGTGTTATCAATTACCTACATAAAATGGGTGCAGATCAATTTGTTGGTAGTTCATTAGGAGGCGCTTCGTCTACTAATCCATTATCAAATGTATTTGCAGCTGGTCTAGATGTTAAAAAATCTAGTTTTATGCCAATCGACATAACATCAATCTCTACTTCATGGGGTAATATGAATTTCGTAGCACACCCATTATTTAGAGGAGATATGGAAAACACAGCAGTATGTGTTGACTTATCTAATGTCACATTAAGACCATTAGCAGGTAACGGAATCTCTAGGGATACTTTTATTGAAACTAATGTTCAAGAGAATGACATTGATGGTAGAAAGGACATGATCATTACTGAGACAGGACTAGAAGTAATGCTACCAGAAACTCACGCTGTTATCGATTTCGTATCGTAATAGTTAAAAGTTAATCAAGGGACGGGGTGATTAATTTCACCCCTAACCTTAAAAAAGGAAATTAATGGCTTATACAATAACATCAGGAACAATTGCAGAAAAAGTAATCGCTGTTTTAGGCGAAGAAAATACCGACTATCTAGACGATATGGTTGGATTAAGCCAATTGTTTGAAGATGCTATTTGGGATATAGCAACATCTTTACCCAAAAGGATGTTAATGAGGGAGGCAACAGTTGATCCAAATGGTGCTAGTTTGCTGAACCCTGATACAAATGCATGGTCAACTGGAAAAAGTACTCCTTATTCCGTAAATGATAAATTAGTATTAATGGTTATAAGAACAGCAGCTAATCATATTATGGATGGTGGAAGTATATCAACAGAAAGATATATACAAAAACCATGTAAAGAAATAGCATATGAGGATTCATTTAAATCACTAGATGCTTCTAGTATATTTTTTGCAACTGATAGCTCTCCAGTATATTGGATAGAATCAATATCGGATTCTGCTAATAGTTTGCAAACAGCCCCAACAACAACGGGTTGGGCTGCAAGCAACGCAGCCACACTAGCAAACGGAAATTCTACTGTACAGGTGTATTTATACGATAGACAAGTAGTAGCAGCTGAAGACACAACCGATACAGGGTGGAACGTTTTTACTAGCATTAGTAGTGTTCCAGAGGAATCAGAAGATATATTTATAAAAAGAATAGCATTAAAGATTGCAGAAAGAAAACTAGCAACTATGGCTACTCAAGAAGAAGATACAGAATTATACCAATTACTTCAAGGTGTTGTTGCTACTTTAACACAAGAAGTAAAAGATGGATTGTTAAAACTACAACAAGAATGGGAAGCTAACTAATGACTCAAAAAGAGCTAATAGAAATTATACAACAGCATTTTCCAGACCAAGGTGAATCTATAATAAGAAGCTCTTTAAACAGAGCTTTAAGTGATTTTACTGCTAAAACAGCAATAACTGATGCAGTTGCTACAGATACAATAGTAAAAGATAAAAGAATGTATGATTTAGACCCAGGTATGTTAACAATTAAAAGAGTTGAGATAGATAGTGTTCAAATACCTAGATTAGTTACTCCTCCAGTCAAAGGAGATTTAGATTAATGGCAAGTATAAGAGATATACAAGGTAAATGGAGATGGTTTATTGATGGAGAAAGAATTGCAATAGTAGAGGATAATCTTTCTGCTACAGATGAAAATTTGGAAGGTAAATACATATCTCCTGCAACAGGAGGTTCTACATTAACAGTTCATTATATTGCTCTTGCAACACCTTTTACTACAAACTTAGAAGATACCCCTACAGATGTTCCTGCTCAATTTCATGAAGCACTAGCTTTTAAAGTTATAGCAGATTTATACAGGCTTCCTGGGGAATCTATGAATTTACAATTATCTCAGTATTATGATCAGTTGTATGCTGAACAAGTTAGAGAAGGAAAGAAATATGCTAAAAGAAATCACATGAGGAGTGGGGTTATAACACCTCATACATATTAATATGGCATTTCAAAGAAGGCAAATAAATTCAACATCTACTTTTCAAACTGGAACTGATGTAACTCCTGTAACATCGCCTACTTTTCAATTATGGCAAAATACTACAGGAGAGACCAATACATGGAATTTAGGTCAAGAATGGAGCACTATAGCATCTAAAGAGAATTTAACTTTTAAAAAAGGTGTAAGTTCTGTTTTAACTCTTACTGCTCAAGGTGCAACAAATTTAACTTTTGTTAATCAAACAAGTGAGCCAAGCACGCCTGTTGAGGGAATGATGGCTCAAATTAACGGCGAATTAAAAATATACCTATAGGAGGGTAAACAATGGCAAACTGGAAAAAAGTCGTTACAGAGGCGTCTGCGAATACTATATCTCAAGCGACTTCTGGTAACGCCGCAACAGCAACAGCTTTAGCAACGGCAAGAAATATTGGTGGTGTATCATTTGATGGTACAGCAAATATTAACTTACCTGGTGTTAATACAAGTGGATCACAAGACACAAGTGGAAATGCAGCCACTGCAACTACAGCAAGTACAGTGTCAGATAATGCAATTACAATGGCAAAATTAGCAGGAATTGCTAGAGGTAAATTAATATATGGTAATACAAGTGGAGACCCAGCATTATTAGATGTCGGTTCAAATGGACAAGTTTTAAGGTCAGATGGTACAGATATATCTTGGGGAGCAGACGCAGGATTTAGCTTTCCTGGTGATTTAAATGCAGACGCAGGAGGTGGATTTACAATTGGAAACCAAGCTAGTGATTTATGTACATTTACAGGAGGTGTTCAAGTAGGCACTCAGCTGCAAGTGTATGGCCCTACAAGTGGAACAGAAGATGCAATATTAAGACTGTCTGCTAATAATAATTTAACTTCTGCTAGTAGATTTGATATTCTTTCAGACCATAGTGAAAATAAACTTACTTTTAGAAGGTGGATAAACAGCGGAACTAGCTCAATAATGGCTACTATGGACGGTAACGGTCTTGATGTAACTAATCAAGGGATTAAAGTTAATGATCTAACGTCAACTAGTGACTTTACTGTTTATGCGGCACAAGATTGCATTATAAAATTAGACCATGATGAAGATACTAGTGCACATACAGCTCAGTTTGAGATTCAAGACCATGATGGTAATATTGAATTTAAAGTAACCGAAGCTGGTGTAGTTACATCTACTGGCGGTATTACAGCAGGCGGAAATATATCTGCAGGAATTAACACTATTACAGGCCAAAGTGTACAGTCAGTTGGAGGTACATTAAAAGTAAAAACTAATACTAATGCAGAAAAATTCTCAGTAGATCAAAGTGGTAATGTTGTTATAGCTGGAGATTTAACAGTATCAGGCGCAACTATTACAACTTCTACAGAAACATTAGAAATAGCTGATAATACATTAGTATTAAACTCTGATTTAACTGGAACAGCAGCAGATGCAGGCATTGTAGTGCAGCTTGGAAACTCTGAGGGTAATAATGCTACCTTTTGGTATGATGTTGAATCAGGGGCACAAGATACTACTGGAAGATGGGTAGTAGGTTCTACTGATGATGCAAGTGCTGCAATAGGTGGTTATGTTGCTGATGTAATGCAAGTAAGGATTGACGGTGGTTACAACGCTAGTTCAACAGAAGTTCCAGTTGGACATATGCAATACGATGATGGGGTTTTGTATTTAAGAGTTGAAGACTAATAAAGGAGAAAAATGAGCGGAATAGTCAATAAAAATGAAAAGGTATCATTTAATATAGAAGAAACAGATTTATTACTCAGAATACTGAATGATACCGATTTCAAAGGTGCTCAAGTTAAATTGGCATCTAAATTAATGGAGAAGGTGTTAAAAATACACACTAACTTAATGAGCTATAGGACCAATATATAATGGCTAATTGGGAAAAAGTAGTAACTACAGTCCAGGCTGGAGGAAACAACTACGAAACAATAATGTCTCACAAAAGGTATGGCGGTTATACTTCTACTACATGGAGGGGCACAAGCATGACAGGCTCAACTGCTACTACTCAAACATGGAGTTTAGGTACTACTATACAAGTAGGAACTGTTCCTGTTAATTATTCAGATACTACCATGAGTTCTTGGGTAGGTATTCAGCATTGTATGTTTATGGCAACTGCTGATTGCGAAGTAGTTAATTGGGGTGCTGTTGGACATCAAAATACTTGTTCTAAAGGAATAAGACTTGGCTTATGGAAAGGTGACAAAGTAACTAGTGTAGAGACTAATCATTCAGGTGCTGGTCAAATTGTAGATTTTATTGGTTATGTAGATTTTAATGCAAATGCAGATACTAGTACTATACACCCTTACCAAGAATGCGGTAATTTTAACGGAACTGCAAAGCAATTAGAAGCAGGAGATATGTTGTATATCTTCGCAACTGAAATACCTGGAGAAACAGAGACTGATAGTTATTATTGGTCTGTAACTAATTCAGTAAGGATAAAATATACATAATGGCTAAAGTAGATAAAGAAGACTGGAAATCAACACCAGATAGTGATGAGCAAAGCAATAGAGAAAGAGGGGAGCCAACTATTCCTGAATTTGATCATGAACCTCTTGCTATTCGCTTAATGTTTAATAAATTAAATGAAGCAATCGACCTATCCAATACTCAAGTAGACTCTATAGCAGTAAATACAGCAAAGACTGGTATAACAACTGCACAAGCAAGTGCAATTGCCGCTAACACTGCAAAAACTGGAATAACTAATACTCAAGCAGATGCTATTAGTGCTAACACTAAAAAGACTGGTATTACTACTGCTCAAGCAACACTGCTTTCAAACTTAAATGCTGGAAGAGCTAGTGGATTAATGACAAACATTAATAAAGTAACTGCACAAATTACTGAATTAGTAAGTGTTAATGCAAAGACGGGTGCTGCTACATTAAATTCTACTATAGTATTGTCAAATGGTGATAGATATACATTATCTCAAGCATTAACAAAGGTAAATAAAAAATGATAGATACATTAAAAACATCAGCTGTAGGTATTGCGGGATCTACTACAGCACAAGTGATGCATTGGACAGAATGGGTTCCACCAATTTTTAGCGCATTAGCTGCGTTATCAACACTAATATTTATGTTAATTAAAATATACAAGGAGGTAAAATGAAACAATTAATAGCAGATTACTTATTTAACGATGAAATGAAAGAAAAAATCATCAAAGCTTTAAATGAGAATATCGATGTACCTATTATATCTGAAAAAACAGAAGAAAAGATATTAACTGCAATATATGATTCTGTGGAAGATGTAATTAAAGCTAAAATCTTAGAATAGTGGTAGGCAAGATTATCGCAGGTAAAATTCTAAAAGCTGCTGCAAAAGGAATTATAGGTGAAAAAATAAAAATAAAAATCGTGACCAGCTTAGGAGATCTACTTGTTAAAAGTTCTAAAAACAAATTGGATGATAAGGTATGGGCAAAAGTAAAATTGCAACTGTTAGGAAAAAAGTAGAATTGTTAGACTATACAGAAATAACTGTTTATTCAGATATAGTTATAAATAATAATTCTTCAACAAGACTTGGACAGGTTGGGGTTAAAAAAAACGATAAAGTCTATAAGAAAAAACCTGAATGCTGCAATAAATGTAAAAGCAAAAGGATAGTAGCTTTAGAAATATTAGGTGCTTGCAATAAAGACAATCTGTTTTGGATTTGTGATGATTGCGAGCACTTACACCTTAAATATACAGGAAAATACACAGAAAAAATGCTTGAGGAGGGCAGTAAACTATGGACCAACCCTAATGATTGGTTGGACTCAACGGAGAATATAAATTAATGAAAACATATATAGTAACACCAGACAAACACTTTCCTCTTCATGATAAAAAGAGTATTAATGTAGTTTGTAAAGTCATCGAGGCAATCAAGCCTGATGGATATATTGACCTAGGTGATACAGGCGAATGGTCAAGTGTTTCTAGATGGAAATGGAAAAATAAAGCAAAACCAAATCTAGAATGGTACTTACCAGAAGTTATCACAGACGTAAATGAAGTTAACAAGGGAATGGATATAATAGATGAAAGTCTAGACAAAGCAAACGTAAAAGAAAAACATTTTATACAAGGAAATCATGAATTATGGTTAGACTATTTTGTAGACACTTATCCATACCTTCCTCAATATTCTTGTAAAACAGCTTTAAAACTAGAGGAAAGAGATTATAAATTCCATAGGGCAGGCGACTTGTTAACTATAGGGGATATGACCTTTTATCATGGTCATAATTATGGTGGAATGCATCATGCTGCTGCACATTGTAAGCAGTATAAAAGAAATATAATGTATGGACATCATCATGATATTCAAGTATATTCAGATAGGTCGGCTGAAGGAAAAATAGCAGCTTATAGTATAGGTTGCTTAAAAGATATGAAAAGGGAAGCTAACGAATTTATAGGGGGGAGACCTATTAATTGGGCTCAGGCTTTTGCAATAGTAACTTTTCATGGACAAAAGAGTTTTGTTGAAGTAATTGAAATTAAAAATGGAAAAACAATTCTGGGCGGAGTGTTAATTGAGGGGTGATAATGGATCCAATAACTTTGCTCGAGCAATTTGGTGTTCCAGTTGCAGTAGCTGTAGCATTCGGTTACTTCATATGGAAGCAAAACAAATATATACAAGATGATTTAGCTAAAGATTTAAGTCAACAATTTACTAGATTAGAGGCTATAATAGTAAAGTTAATTGACCAGCAGAAAAAATTGCAACTTGAAGTAAAAAGAATGAGTGCATCTTATGAAGCTCTCGTTAAAATAGTAACAAACTTATTAAAGAAGAGATAAATGCCAAAGCAATTAAAAGAATTGAGGAGATTTCAAGCAGGAACTAAAAGTGCCGCTGCAGATACTGACGTACAAGAAGAATCGGCAATATTTAGCAAAAATATAGACCCTATATCAGAAGAAGGTAAGTTAAAGGGCGTTAAAGAGCATATAAAAGTATTACCTAATGAAGAGCTTATAATTTTTAAGTTAACTCACCCAGATGTAATCTCTGGAGGTAGCCCTAATTGGTTTGATTATGCATCAACTAGCACAAATGCTTATCGTGACGCAACAGGAAATTCTCTTATAGGGGGATGGCCTTATATTATATCTTTTAATCACGGAGGATTAGGAACCACACCTATTACTCATACTATAAATTGGTCTCCAGTAGATAATAGTAGCATAGCTGATATTACTGACGCTCAAATATTTAAAATGCAAAGTGACCAGCATTATGTTGATATAAAAACATATTTAGATGCATTATCTGCACCAAATTTAACAGTTCAACTTGCTAGGGGTGAAAGAGGAACAGAGTATCCATATCCATTAGATACTGTAACTGAGTTTAATTTAAGTAACGATAGGGAAGAGTTTGTAACAAACCACACATCTTCTCATGCTGCAGATAATGGAACATCTTATAGTACTGGAGATCCTGTACCATTAAGACTTCTTCCGCCTTACAGATCTTTAGAGTTGTTGTTTGATGAAAAATATACTAATAATAACACTGAGTTTGAAGTAAAGCATATGAATGTAAGTTTAAAAACTGCTGGTAGTTACGGAACTTATACTGAAGATGAAACAAGGCCTAATACTTTAGGTGAAAACATTGGAGGTTCTACAGGGCCATATAAAATTGTTGAAGATGTTACGTCGTATTTAGGGGTAAATGCTACAGAAATGGAGCTATTTAATTCTGAAAATAAAGACAATATAGCTTTTTATTCTGTAACTGAAAATGATGTAACGTTTCCAGGTTATGATCCAGAAACTGATACAGGTGCTGGAAAAACTTATAGAATGAAAGTTTTGTCAGATATATACGGCGAAAAAGAGATTATTTCTAATACTACTATAAATGATGAGACTGTTCATTTTGATATACCTAATGAGCCAGAAGATGTATCTTTAACTAAAAATAATGCTCACATATATATAGGCTGCGGAAACACTGAGGGAGCTAAAACTAAATGGTTTGGAAAATTAGACCATAAACAATTTGATGAGTCTGTAGGTGATTACAGGTTAGAAGATGCAGAAGTTTATCCTATAGATGATGGACAAACAGTATTTAATCTTTCTTGGTTATCTTATAATAGACACGGATCAACATTAGCAGAAGCTATAGACTCTGAAAAACTATATGGTATAGCAGATGGAATGATGGATTTATTTGCTATAGATGTTAGTGGCAACTCGACAGACAATACTGACTTAGGTGTACAGGTTCAATCTACTACTAAGCTTCCTTTTACTCCTACAGTAATTACCCCTTCTAAATATCAATGGGATAATAATTATAATAGAACATCAGAAAGTGATTGGAATGCAGCTGATAATACTACAATATATAGTAGTCACACACATGATGCTAATACTACATATTGGTGGGGTTCAAATAAATATAAAGAAGGAATACAACTTTTTTATTCCAAATTTGATACATCAGCAGACACCTTAGATGCTCAAACAGGTTTAAGTGGAAGTGCAATACAATTTAACTTTACAAGACCTCCAGGAGCAGGAACAAAAGTTCAAGATATAATTGAAACGTATGATGGTAGTACTTATAGGGTTTGGGTGTTATTTACTAAAAAAGATTTTGGACCATTTACTTGGGACCAAGAATTTGTTTATAGTTTTGATATTGCTGACATTAATTGGTCTGGTAATAGTGTAACTTTACATGAGCATACTCCTCCTGCATTAAAAATGAAAAAATGTAAAGCATGGGACTTAGGCTCTAATAGTGGTTATTCAGTATATTGTGATGAAGTTAGCCAAAACATAAATTTTGGAAGTCTTCCTTACGTATGTACTGAAGGTGCTGGTTATAGTGCTAGGCAAAATAAATTAAAATATAGAGGGGTAGACGAATTAGGAGATCCAGGAGATAACGATTGGAGTTCTTTAAATGGAAGACATTGGCATAGAAATAGTCATGCAAACTGGGATATGGGTTATGACGGAGGTTTTGATAAAAGCGTTGAATATGAAATAAATCCTCATCCAAAAGGATTAATTGATTTAGGTCATAGCCATAGAATAGGTATGTTAGCCCATTTAAAAGGTAAATATGTTACTGATATGGGTGAAATGGATACAAAAAGAAGAAGTAAATGGCCTAAAAGATGGTATTATGCTTATCCTGTTAGAAATTCTTCTACGATAGATTTAGATGAAACTATGTTATTTTTTATTGACCCAGAACATAAAGGCGTTAGGCATAGAAGAGTAGCTAGAGGAATGGACCCATCTACTGGGTATGCTTCATCTTGGGACAGTGACTCAGATGCACATGCAATTAGACAATCAAACTATAAATTACATAGCAGTGATGATAAAATAAACATGATGGCTAGAAGGTTTGCTTCTGCAACTATAGCTACAGGTTATCCTGGTTGGAATGATATAAATAGACTTCCAGACAATATAGCTAATATAGTTAGTACTAATAAATTAATGGCTCAAAGTTCAACTACCAATTTTTGGTTTTCCGTAAAAGGAGAAAAAACAAACTCTACAGTTTTACAAAGATACACTTACTCTTACCCAGATAGAACTGGAACAGAACCTATAGATTCAACAATTCCTGTAGGCCCTGTAAATGGAACTGATTTTGTACCTATGATTTTTGAAGATTTAGGAAGTTCTACATTTGCTCATGACTATGTAAGTGGAAATGAAAGATTCTTTTTAAGCCCTAGAATGGGCCAATATATTAATGCAGAGGCCAATTATAACCCTAGTACTGGGTGGATAGCTCCAGGTGCTGATTTGTCTACTAATGAACAAAATGATTTATATATAGATACTTATGCGCACTATCATGAACATAGTGAACTACCCTATGGTATAGCACTACAAGATGGAGACGCAACAGATGTTGTAGATGGTTCGGCACAGCCAGGAAACTTTAATGCTGGTACCGACTATTATTACAAGATGTCTGTTTTATATGATGGATTCCAAGAAAGTCCATTAACTACATTTTATTTTGTGTATTCTCCTACAGCAAATTGCAATACAGTTATTATGACAGTTAAACTAGAAAGTCCTCCACCAAGAGCGACTCATGTAATGATATATAGAAAAAATAATGTAGAAGATTTTTATAGAATGGTATCTGAATTAGACCTTTCAACAGGATGGGGTAAAGCAGGAGATATGTTCTTTAAGGTTGAAGTAGACAATGGTAATTTAAGTGGAACTTATGAATCTATTACTGGTATGCCTGAATCAATGAGAGGTACAGGTATAAATTATAAATTATCAACCACTGCTGGAGGATATTTAATAGCAGGAAACTGCTTTCACCCAGAAATAAAAAATGGTCAAAACTTTATATACAGAAGTCAGCCTGGAAATTATTCTGTATTTAATTGGGCTAGAGATTATTTAATATTACCAAATGAACCTACTGCTCTTGCTTATTTTGCAGGTAGACTATTTGCCTTTGATAGATCTAATATGTATAAAATTGATATAAATTCTTTAATAATAGAAGACGAACACAAAGGTGTAGGTTGTTTTGGTGAGCAATCTTATATAATTACTGATTTTGGATTTTTCTTTTGTGATGCAAACAATATGTATATGCATAACGGCTCTCAAGTTCAAGCAATAGGAACAGATATACTAAAAAATGCTAAATTCGATGAAACCAATACAATAAAGTCTAATTGGCATAATATAAATCACGCATACGACCCTTATGTAGCTTATGATGCTTTTAACCAGACAGTAATGTTTATGTGGGAAGATACTAATGGAGATAAAGGTTCTTGGAACTACAATATACCTAGAAATAGATGGGACTTAATTGATATACCAAAACCATTAGCTTTTTCTCAGGGTAAATTTGGCGAAAGATTCCTTTCTGACGGAACATATTTATATCAGTTAAATGAAGATTCTTCTAGAAGTAAATTTACTCATTACACTCCTAGCATAGATTTTGGCTTTGCTACAGTAGATAAAAAGATTAAAAAAATTAAGTTTATTATGAATAATACTGCAGATGTTGCTAATGCAGAATATCATCTAAAAGTTTATTCTGACGATGTTTTATTATATGAATGCAATCATGACGACTCATCTCACACTTCTTCAGCAAAGAAATTTAAAGATGAGGAGCATGAAAGAGAATATAAAATGCCAAAAAATAAAACTAAAAAATTAAGGTTAGAAATTATAGACTCTAACGTTGAAATTGATTCAATTGCAATAACATATATACAGCGTAAGGTAGATTGATGGGAGTAAGAGGTGCTTTAGGAAAATTAAGGAAAAGTGCTCCTAAAATCTCTGACCCAAAAGTACAGAGAGTAGTAGACACTATATATAAAGATTTAAATAGTGTCGCTGATGCTGTAAACTTTCCAAGTGGAACTTCAAATGTAAAAGGAATTATTGGTAAGCCAGGAGACATGCGTCTCTATAAAGGTTCGGGAATGGATGGATCTAGCGGCTATTTTTTACAAGGTAGATTTGATGATGGTTGGGCAACAGTAAATCTTACTTTAGAAGAGAAAAACCCTGATAATTCAGATATATCTACATATACTATGCCTGGACAAGGAATAGAGCCTTATATAACTAAATATGGCGTTACTTTTGAAAATTTATCAGGAAATGCTGATGTTGGTACTCAAGCAGATCAAGTAGCAGTGGGTAATCACACTCATGAACACTGGACTCTTAATAACCCTATTCTTTTAGACTTATCTTATACTGGTGGTAATATTACATATAATGATGAAAACAATCATCTAAACGTTATACACTTCCCTTTATCTCCACCTAATATAGCAGATAGTTTAGTTGACAATACTAATGCCGATACAGGTAGTCAAAATGTTGCAGCTAGATGGGACCATAAACATAAAATTGATCCTGAACCTGATTATGTATGGGAAGGAGCAAACACATTTGGAATTTCTGCTGGAACATCTGGTAAAAAGCTTACTATAAATGGTCCAACATCAGGAACTGATTGGGCATTAGATGTGTATGGAGATGTTAGAATAGACGGAGATTTAGTAGTTGCTTATGCTCAATTACAAAACAATGATACTGAGTTAGGTGGAAATGTAGACCTTAACAAAGGTAACTTAAATATTAATGTTATCGATTCTATGGCTAATAAAACTAGAATATATGGTCCTACTAGAATAGATGGTGGTGTACTTATAGATGTTGCTAGCCACTCAAACTTTGGGCAAGATTATCATTATTTAACAGACGACCAAAATAAGCCTGGTGTTATTATAAGAGATACAAGGTCTGTAGGTCAATTAAGAATTGAATATGATTCTAGTAAATACTTTGATTTTAAAGTAGATACAGGTGGTAATTTAAACCTTGAAACTATAGGTAATATAAACTTATTACCCGCTGGTAAGGCAGTTTTACCAGAAGGAACACTTCAGACTAATTTAGGTGATTTGGATAGGCAATTTAATAGTATCCACGCTGGAGAACTAGTTGTTCAAAATCTAGTTGCTATGCATGTTATGAGCACTATTGGAGGACAGCTATTAATAGCACCTACAACAAAATTAGTTCAGACTTTATCTAATACAGAAACAGGTTATATGGCAGTAGAGCATAATGATGATAACCTAAAGAATGCTTTTGTTATATTACAAGGAATAAAAGATGATGGTGCTCCTAAAACTGAAGTAATAAAAACAAGTGCAGTTGATGATGATACAAATTATGGTACTTCTTCAAATCCAGAATATAGAATACAAATAACCAATAGAGATGTGAATAACGATGGTGTTCAAAATACTTGGAATGCAGGTGAAGCTGTAGTTTGTTTATACAAATTAGGAGGAGGCGGAAATAAAGGATATATTGAATTAACCTCTACTGGCTCTACATTAAATAGTTATGGCCCTAGAATAAGCTTAAATGCCGCAAAAACTACTGATACAGCATGGGATGCTGCTAAAAAGGTAGTTGTATTAGGTAACTTGCGTAATATGGCAGATTATAGCCAAAATGAAGATATTGACTTTGGTATGATAATTGCCGATGATGCAACATTAAGCACATCTTATTTAAAAGGTGCTACTTTAGATAACAATAAAGGTTTAAGACTTTTTAATACTCCTTTAAATATATATAACAATGGAAACAAAAAAGTAGAGCTTAATGTAGATGGAACGTTTAGGTTAGGTTCTGCATTAGTTAATACAGGAGATACCAGTGACACTTGGCAAACCGATCAATCTGGTGAAGGTGTTGGTTTATCTTGGGACGGTTCTAATTTAATTATATCAGGAGATATTAATGTTACTGGTGGAGGATTGCAACAAGAATTAGATACTTTAACAGATAGTATAGGCGATTTAGAAACTGATTTAAATAATTTACCTAATTTTGATGCTCTTTCAAACTATCAAGCAGCAGAATGGATCAGTCAACAAATTGGTGGTAATATGATTGTTGATTGGAATATGGAATTTGACCCTGACTCTGGTTCCGATTATGATAATATGCAAATGTGGAAAGGAGGAGATGGTAGCAATTCAGCTTTATTTTCTAAGGCAAACTCAGGAGATGTTAACCCTTCCTCTGGAGATTATACTTTAAAAGGAACATCAGTAGCAGCAAATTCAAATACTAATTCAGACGCTTATCAAACTGATTTAACAGGAGCAGAAACAGTATATCCTGTTGTCCCTGGAATGAAAATTTCAGTATCATTTATGGGATATATTAAACAAGGACAATGGCAGCTAGAAATTAAAAACGAACTAGGCAAAGTTGGTGTAAAAATATATAATGCAGACAAGACTAGATGGGCTTGGTATGGTATAGCAAAAACAGACCAAACTGAAAATTCATGGACTCAATTTCAAGGTACATGGGTTATTCCTGATACTTGGGAATTTACTGGACAAGACCCCTTGCCAGATTCAACAGAGCCTATTGGGTGGGTAGTTCCTTGGATATTTGTAGATGAACATAGTAGTCAAGAATCCCCAGGTGTTGAGCATGTATATTTTGACCAAGTGCAAATGTATATTGATTCAAGTTTAGCTTTACCTGCAGCACCGCCAGCAGGAGCAGGATTTTATGCTGGTAGTGATATATTTGGAATACATGATGGAAGTAATTGGAGAACATATTTTGGGTTAAATGCTGGTAATTCTGTGTTCCAATTAAAAGACAGCTCAGGTGCAAATCAACTTAATTGGAATGGCACTAGTTTAATGTTTGGTTCGCTTGAACAAGGACAGCCTACTGTAGTTATAAGCGGAGAAACTGGAGATATTAGCATGCAAGGAAGTTTACGAATTGGTAATGATGCTCATATCATGAATACTGGAGGTGGATATGATACTAATGCTAGCTTTTTCTTAGGAACTATAAATCAAGCTCAAAAATTTAGTATTGTCGCTGACTATGGGGTAACCATACCAGGAACTGCTACTCAACCTAAACTTTTATTTGATTCAAGTACAGGGCAATTGCAATTTAAAGGACTTATTGACCAAAGTTATTTTAAGGAATTAGTAAATGGCGGCTATTCATATGGACCCAAAATAAGAAGTTTAAAACCAAATATAGAAACTGGTGTGTATTTTTATGTCCCATTGAGTGTAAGTAGATCATGTGAATGGTGGGATATTCATGACGAGTTATCAGACGATCCTCAAACAAACCATGAAAATGGTTTAAGTTATACTTTGTCTAATGTGGCTTATTTTAATGTGACAAAAGTTTCTATGTTTTTACACTCAGAACCATATAGAAATGAAGGTGTTCATGTATATGTACAGAGACGATATTGGAACGGTGCCGATTGGACTTCTTGGCAAATTTTTGATAGTATAACATTTGATGCAGGTAATGGCGTTACAAGTACTGACAACCCGTGGGACCACAATCATAAAACAAACTATGACTCTTTTCCTCCAATTATAAGAACATCTAGTACCTCTTATCCTTTGCATTATGGACAGTACAAAGGAAAGGTTCAATATACAGTTACAACAACTGACCATTCTAATGATACTTATGGAGTAAATTTAATTTTTGATGTTGACAATACAAGAGGATCAACCTAATGCCTAATTATGTTAAAAAAAATATAACTACTTCGCTCGGAATAGTTAAAAATAAAGTAATTGAAGTAGATGATCAAGATGTTGCGGATATGTATATAGATGACATGGGTTGGTCGTCGGCTACTGAAACTGAGTATAATACTTATAGGAATGCAAGTAATCGCTTAATTTTTATGCATACTAAGGAGTGGAAAGAAAACCCTAATTACGGAGAAAGCGGAACTTCGGTTTCTAGTGACGATTTTATTAATTTTGGTGAATTACCTGATTTAGATACAGCTTTTTATAGCTTTTTAAAAGAAGATTCTTCAAGATTGGTTCCAATTACTTGCGTATATTCGTCAACTTTTAATAAATATATAGCTTATGCATGGTCTCTTGAGTTTGGTACCCCTCAAAAACTATCATATCTTTTTGCCTACAATTATCACAATATTAATCCAGAGGTAGTTACTGCTCCTAATAGCGCAAAACTACAAGTATTTACCGCTATAATAGGTGAATATAATAAAAAAACCTTAGACCTCACGTCTTCTCAATACAATGGTATTGTAGCTGAAAGAAATGCCGCAGGAGGAATAACTGCTCTTGGTAACTATACAGACATGAGTCAAGCAAGGAATCCAGATCATGAAGCAAATTAATATATCTAATTATACAGACTTACTAAATGAAATAAAGGAAGAGTGCATTCAAAATCCTTGGAAAAAAGTTACTAAAACTGGTGACCCTATAAAGGACTATAAAAGCGTATTAGATAATTTAACAGAAGAGTTTAAACAAAAACATGAAAATAATTCTCACGTAATACTTTCTTCTAGAACAGTTTATAGGAGGCTTTCTTTAATTGGTAAATTAGAAACAAAATTAAAGCAAGACTTACAATGTAAAGGTGTTATAAGTAGTGGTATATTCCTTTATAAAAAAGGAGGCTACTGCGATTGGCACAATGATAATAGAAAGTACACTTCTAGACTATATTTTTCTTTTGCATCAAAAGACAAGGAAAGTTTTTTTGCTACATATGATGATAAGTTGAAGGTAGATTATGATAAAAAAGGTTGGCAATATAGAACATTTAACGTACCTATGTGGCATTGCGTAGGAAGTAATTGCAATAGGTTTTCACTAGGATTTAATATAATAGAATAATGGCAGGCACTATTTCACAAAGAGTTTATGATTTGGTTTCTAATTATACAGATGAAAGTTTAATTATAATTAACCCAACTGATGTTCAGAGTGCAGCCCAAAACTTGCAAGATTCTATGATTAGTGCTCATAACGATGGAGACATAAATGTATCAGGAAACTATACATATTATAGCGATATATCTTCAGTAAGCACTACTGATTTAGGCATAGATGCAATTAAAGAGGCTAATATTATAGCCAAGATAAAATCAGCAAATACAGTTTTTAACTTTAAAAATACAGTAAATAATAAGTATATTATGGTGTACGATCAAAAAGCATTTGTATTTGATACAGAAGCAGACTTTGATAGTACAATGACATCTTTTAACTGGAGCACTGGTTCTGAAGTTTATACTGGAGGAAATAGTAATACAGTAACACAGCAATATAACAACAGTCTGAGTCCCTGGATGACAAACTCAGAAGAACATCAATAAGGAGCAAAAATGGCGGATAGTAAAGTAATAGATGAGCAAATAGCAAGCTTAGAAGAGCAGTTAGAAAATTCTAAAACAATGTATATTAAAATACAAGGTGCTATAGAGGCTTTAAAACAAACTAAAGACCTATTGAAGGAAAAAACTACTAAAAAAGATAAAAAGTAGTTGTTTTCTTATATAAGGCTTTAATATATTATAATGGCTTAATGTAAGCTTTTATATACGTATACTAGGGGGTATTCATAAATGGGTTGGTTTTCAGCTCCAAAAAAAATAGATCCTAATAAGGTTTATGGAATGATGCAATCAGACTACACCAAAACTCTTGGTGATAGAGCTGATCAAATGATAGATCCAAACAGTCCTTTAATGCAGGCACAATATAATGCAATGCAACAACAAGGACAAGATACATTATATACCCAAAATAGAATGAATAGAATGAATATGGCTGCTTCAGGTATGGGCGGTCAAAGTGGTATTGCTAATCAAATGTCAGCTGAAGCTTCGTCTAAAACTGCTGGTAATTTAGGAACTGCTTTTCAAAATATGTTGGGTTCTAATTTAAACGCATCTAACCAAGTATTAGGAACAGCTCAAAGTGCAGATATGCAAGCAAGAGATGCTATGGCTTCTGCTTACGGGCAAAATATAACTAATCAAAATAATTATAACTCTGCAATGGCAGGTAACGTTATGAAGCTTGGTGGAGCTGCATTAATGATGTGTGATGCTAGAATGAAAAATATATTAGGTAAAGTTGGTAAAGCTAAAATGAAGAATGGTAAAACTGCTAACTTATATAGATTTACCTATAAAAATAGCAAAAAGGGTACCGAACGCATAGGCGTAGTTGCTCAAGATTTAATGAAAAGTAATCCTAAAGCTGTACATAAAGGTAAAAATGGAATTATGTACATTAAACCAGATGAGGTATTTTAAATGTTTCAAGCTTTAGGAGGACTATTAGGACAAGCAGCTACAGGCATAGGAAGTGTTGCTGGAAAATTAGGAATGGATAAATTTGGTGGCTTTATGGATAAAGCTGGAGGCTATCTTTCTGGTGGAAGCGGAGGCGGTGGAGGCGGTGCTTTAGGTACTGGCTTAGATTTTAGTCAAATGTCTCCTGACCAAATTAAAAAAGTTCAAGGAGAATTAGGTGTAACGGTTGATGGTATAGTAGGTCCAGAGACACAAGGTGCTTATGATACATGGTCATCTGGTCAACCATCTCAAGACACGGCTCAAGGAGCAGATAATGCTGCTCAACAGGCAATGAATGAAGCTAAAAAAGAAAGTAAAGGCAATCCATTGCAAGACGCTTTTAATAATATGGACTTTGGACACTACCAAAGTTATAAATAATAATAACAAGGAGAGAGACAAATGAGTTTAAGTAATTGGTGGGCAGGCAACGAAGGTTGGTTTCCCGATATTGGTGGTAAATCCACTACACAATCAATAAAAGATTTAACAGGTGCAGGTCCAAACGAAGGTTGGATTGCAGATGATACACCTATTATAGGTACAAAAGAAAAAGCTAAAAATGCAGCAGGAAATGCAGCATACTATGGAGCAGCAACTTTATCTCCTATGGGTTTGCCAGCTGCTGCGGCATTAGATTATGCTTATGATGGTGGTATGGGATATAATGAAGATCCAGGAACTGGTGGGTTTGGAAAACAAACATCTATCAGAGAATTTGATATGAATGACCCTGAATCAGTAATGAAAGTACAAAAAGCTTTAGGTGTTAAAGAAGATGGTAAATTTGGTCCTAAAACTGAAGCTGCATATAGAGAAAGAGTTGCTCAAGAAGAAGCTCTTGGAGGAAATGATCCTATAAAATATGATTATAATGATCAAATGGCTGCAGAAAGAAAAGCAAACGCTAGCACTAAATTAGGTGGTTGGCTTAAAAATGCTTGGTATAATGCAGATAAAGGTATGGGTGGAATACTTCCAGGGGGATATAATAGTGAAAACGTTATGACAGCAGAAGATTATAAAAATAGACCAGGACAGGCTCCTCAATAATGCCAGATTTCGGAACATATCAAGGACATCAAATCCTTAGTCAAGCTATGGATAATGCTGTTGGTAGTGTTAAAGATGCTTTTGAATTTCATGAACAGAAAAAGAATAATGATATAGCTCGTAAAAGGGCTATAGCTTCTTATGCTGCTCAAGAAAAAGAAAATAAAGCTCAAACTGCCAGAGAAGGTATATTGCAAAATATGTTTAGAGATGTTTCTGACTCTCCTATCATACAAACAGGTCCAGATGGTAAGCCTGTAGTTGCAGAAAACTATCAAGATGTATTAGATACATGGACTAATCAACATAGTTATTCAGATTATATAAATCAATCTGGAAAGGGTTGGAGTGGAGAAGATTTAACGTATGCTGATATGCAATATATTAATCAAGCCTCAACCGATTATGCTAAAACTAAATTACTTGGTCTAAAGAAAAGTCTCTCTCACTTAAATGAGGCCGAGTTTAATCAAATGTTTAAAGATAATCCAGGGTTTGCAAATGCAGTAGAAGGTTACCTTATGGAATTAGGTCAAGAAAAGTCTTCTGATGAAGATTTTTATGATGTATTTAATAAAGATAATGCGTCTAGTTCTTTGGCTGATGAAATATCGGCATCTAAATACTTTACTCCAGGTGATGATTATGATGGTTATATGACTATTCATGGAGATACTTCAGATTGGGGTGGTGGCACATACTTTAAATCAAACACTTTAAATCCAACAAAAGATGATGTAAGAGAAAAAGGTATATTACTTCAAGCTATAGAAGATATGCGTAATTATGAGGTAGGTCAAAATCAGTGGACTCAATTAGACGATATGTGGTTAGAAGCGCAAGGCGATGGTAAGTTTACGTTAGGTGAAAATGATGGCTGGAGTGCTAACGATTATTATGAAGTAAGAGTTCATGAAGGTAAGGCTCAAGTTAAAGTAAAGGGTAAATGGCAAGATATGTCAGGAAGTTCAGCATCAATATGGTAAGGAGAATATAATGCCAATAATGGGACAAATGAGCTTAACTGGTGGCCAAATGCAGGCTCCAATTACAGCTGAAGAAAGACAGTTAAAAAATGAAAGAAAAAGAGTCTTAGCTTATATTAGACAATATGAGCGTGCTCCCAATAACTTTAACAATACTATGATTTCTCAAATAGAGCGTATGGCTATGCAGTATCAAATTCCATTTCAAAGACAAGAAAAAACTGCTAGTTTTGGTGCTAACGCTTTAGCATTTGGAGGTGGATTAGCAGATTCTATAGTATTTGATTTAATGCCAGATAAATGGTATTCAGATGAAAGTACTAGAGTAGCTAAAAACACTGGTAAAATAGGTGGTGCCGCGGCTCAAATAGCTGCAGCAGTAGCCGCAACAATAGCATCAGGTGGGGCAGCAGCTCCTACAATTGGTGCAGCATTAGGTAATGTCGGTAAAGCAGGAGCAGCTCTTGCTACAGGTGTAAAAGGAGCTCAAGGTATGAGTAAAATTGCTCAAGCTGCAAAAGGATTAGGAGGAGTTGGTAAATCTGTAGGTTCTTTAGGAATGAATGCTATAGCTAAACTTCCTGTAGGAAGAATGACTAGTAGTGCAATCCAGTCAGGCAAACAAGCTTTAACACCTTATGGTGCAAATGCTGGATGGAATTGGGCTAAAAATGCTCAAACCGCAGCTAGTAGAAAAGTTCAAGCAGAAACATTGGTTAAAGGTAGACAAGCAATAGCTAATACTGGTAACTTAGAAGAAGTTGTTTCTGGAGCAAACTTAACTTCTGGTCAAGTTAAATCTTTAACTAATATGATTAATAGAACATATGGTAAAAATAGCAAGATTGCCAAAGAATATATATCTCAATTAAATACAGCTAATATGTCTGGTCCTATTAATTTAAATGGGTTAAAACCAGAGCAGATTATTAAAATGGCTAACGGATTAGATGGAAGAAAATTAGTGAATACAGCAAATATTAAAGCTGCTCTAGTAAAAGCTGGAGTTAAGAAGCCTACTAAACCTCAAATAGAAGTTATAGAAGAGTATTTAAAATCTAAAAATGTAACTAAATTAGATTCAGAAGCTGTAAAACAAATTGTAAAATTAGCTCAAAGAAAAGGAGCAACTGAATTACCTACTCCTGCATCTCTGGGTGATATAGATAAATGGCAAGCAGCAATGGCTGGTGGTATGGGCTTTGGTTCATTGTCTATGCTTAATAAAAGGGAACCAAGCAGACAAGAAATGGAAGATGCTGCGCTAGATCCTTTCAACGTATAATGGAGTAATAAATGTCGGAATATGCTGAACTCGACAGGCTGGTCGATTTCAAGCCTTTCTATAATCAGCAAACTACTGCTCGATTATTAGATGCTTACAAACAGAAACCTTGGGTTTTTAAACCTGAGTTAGTATCTCAATTAAAAAATCATGCCGTCCATTTTAAGATGGATATACCTGAACCTCCAACAGGAAGTCCTAGAGATTCAGAATTTGATTTATTAAGAGGTGTTAAAGGCATGGGAGAAGGATTTCTTTCAGGCTTTACTACTTTTAATGTAGGCGAACCTTCAGAAAATGAATATGAACGTATAATGCGTTCTATTGGTCAATTAGGTGGTTTTGTAGGTTATATACCTTCAGCACCATTTAAAGTATTGGGAATGAAAGGATTGGCTGATGCTGCTAGAGCATTAAAGGGCAATTCAGTTCCATTATGGCTATCCAAAAAAGCAACAGAAAAAGTTGCTCCTATTGTATCTAAAACATTAACTAAAGCTGCTACAGTAAAAAATAGTGCTTATTCTGATGTTGCAAAATTCTTAACAACAGATAAAGCTAAGCACGTTGCAGAAGGTGCTTTTAATTTAGGTATTGCTAATAGTGTATCTGCATGGCAGTTAGGTGTTAATGAAATGCTTAAATCTGGGTTGCATGGCGCTGTTACTGGTGGTGCATTTAGAGGTATAGCAAATCTAGTTAATAAAGGAGGTATACCAAAGCTTGATCAGGAAACAGGGAAAATGGTTTACACAGCTACTCAGAATGAAGATAGGCTCATACGTGCAGCAGCGTCTTCATTATATGAAGGGCTCCAATCGTCAATGCGAGGAGAAACAACTCCAGAACA